CACCGCCGGCACCGTCTATTACCTGGGCGACACCGCCGGCGGCATCATCCCGGTGGCCGATCTCACCACCGGCGATTATCCGTGCACCATCGGCATCGCGGTGTCTGCCGCTGCGCTGAAGCTGGGCTTCAACTCGGCCGGCGTGGCGCTGTAAGGCCTATACGATGGCGACGGGGGCGGGCGATCTGCGCGCCAAGCTGCATTTCCAGAAGCGCGTCAGATGCGACGACGGCCATGGCAATGTGCGCGGTGACTGGCAGACGCAGTTTACCTGTCGCGCCAGGCTTTCGCCGCTGCATGGCAGTGAGGCGGTGCAGGGCGCGCGGCTGGAAGGCCTGCAGCCTTATGCCGTCACCATTCGCTACAGTTTCGCGGCAGCGTCCATCACCACAGCCTGGCGCATTGTGGATGCGAACAACCCGGATCGCAGCTTCAACATCACAGCCGCCGCCACCGATGAGCGGCGGCAATGGATTCAGATCATGGCCACCAGCGGCGGGGCGGACGGATGAGTTTCATTTCCGCCAGCATCAACGCCAGCGCGGTGGCGCGGCGCCTGACCGCGAAACTGGAAAAGATTGGCTCCAATGTGGAAAACCCGATCAAGGCGGTGATGGCGCAGCAGGCGGATCAGATCGTCGCCATGCAGCGGTCACTGGCGCCGGTGCTGAAACATGCCGACAAGCGCCGACGCGCCGGCGCCTTGCGCGAATCCATCGGTTGGACCTGGGGCGAGCCGAAACACGCCGTTATCTTTCGCAGCCGCGCCAGCAAACTGAAGGTCGGCGGCTCACTGGCCACCATCACGATTTACGCCGGCAATGCGGAAGCCTTTTATGCCCGCTGGATCGAGTTCGGCACCAAAGCCTCCACCAAAGGTGATGTCTCGCGCGTGCCATACATGCGCAAGCGGCGGAAGAAAGCCTATACGGTTGACGAAAACGGCCGCTTTGTGAAAGCGGCGCCGGAATATTACCAAACCACCCGCACCCGTCGGGCCTACCGCACCCATCCTGGTACACCAAAGCAACCGTTCTTTTATCCGGTCTGGCGCGCCAAGCGGAAAGAGGTGCGCACCGCCATCCATGCCGCCATGCGCCGCGCTATCAAGAATAGCACGCTATGACCGACATCACCCTTTCGCTCACCGATGCCATCATTGCCCGGCTGAAAGCGGATGTGGCGCTGACCGGCCTGGTGGCTGGCCGCGTCTTTGACGAGGTGCCGCCCGATGCCGCCTTTCCCTATATCCAGGTGGAAATCGGCTCGGTGGAGAATGACCCGGCCGATGGCGGTTATGAAGGCTATGTGATCTATCCCAAGATCAGCATTTATTCCCGCGCCACCGGCACAGTCGAACTGAAGCTCATCCTGGGTCAGGTGCTGGCTTCGCTTTGTGGGGGCACCGGCAGCCCACCTTTCACCCTTTCCAGCGGCACGCTGAAGATGCTGTGCCGCTATCTCGATACCTTCGGCCTCGATGGCGACGGCGTCACCCGCACCTGCGTGGCGATGCTCAAAGCCGTCGCCGAAGCCTGACTTTCATTCCTCAAGCCTCGCAAAGGAAACGCCATGCCCGCACCTGCAACGCTGCTCGGTACTAAGCTCTATATCAAGGTTGGCGACGGTGCCTCGCCGGAAGTGTTTTCGCATCCGGTGATGATCAACACCGACCGCAGCCTGCAGCTTTCGGCCAGCGGCCAGAATGATACGGTGTTCGATCCCACCGCGCCCGACACGCCGGTGTGGGAACAGTTTTTCAAGACCGCCATGTCGGCCAAGGTCAGCGGCTCCGGCAAGCTCGACACCGCCTCGGTCTCCACTTACACCGCCTGGCTGGCGAGCGGTACGCCCAAGAACGTCAAGATTTATCTCGACACCACGCTGCTCTACACCGGCGCCTTCCACCTGACCGAATTCCAGATCAGCGGCCCCGGCGGCACCAATACCAAGCTGGCGGAAGTCTCGCTGTCGCTCACCAGCCACGGCGCCCTGTCGTAATGACGGCACCGGAAAGCTGCACCGTCACCCTGAAATGGGGTGATGGCGGCAGCGAACGCCGCTTCGGCCTGGCCTTGGGGCAACTGGAAGAGTTGCAGCGGGTTTGTGACGCCGGGCCCGAGGAAATTCTGCAACGCCTGCTGTCAGGCACGCCCCGGGTGCAAGACCTTCGCCAGGTCATCCGGCTTGGCCTGATCGGCGGTGGCATGGAGCCGGCCAAGGCGCTGGCCATGGTCGAAGCCCATGTGGACGCGCGGCCGCGGCAGGAAAGCCTGCCGGTGGCGCGCGCCGTCCTGCTGGCGGCGGTGATGGGCGTTCCCGACGATCCGCCGGGAAAAGCAAAGCCGGACGCGGCACCGGCGATGCCCGGCCCGGCGGAAAATTCTCCTTCGCCGGAATCTACGCCTGCGGCGCCGTGATGGGGATGGCGCCGCGCGACGTGCGGCGCCTCAGTCTTTGGGAATTTGCCTGCTGCTGGAATGCCTGGCTGTCGGCCAACACGTCCGACGGCGGCCCTTCCGCGCCGTCTGACGAGGAATATGAGGCCATGAAGCGCCTGCACGGTGACGGCTAATGAATCAGGAAGAACTGGAACAGTTGGTGGTCTCGATGAGCGCCGACTACAAATCCTTCCAGAAGGATTTGCAGAAGGTAAACGCCACCTTCCGCGAGGAAGCGGCCAAGCTGGAATCGCGCCATGCGGAACTGAACCGCAAGCTGTCCGGGTCCATTGTGGATTTCAGCAAGCGGTTTGTCGGCCTCGACAAGGTCGGCGCCGCCATTGCCGGCCTGACCGCCGCCGGCATCACCGTCGGTCTTGGTGATCTGGTGAAGAAATCCCTGGAAGCCGCCGTCGCCATCGGCGACACCGCCGTTCAGGCTGGGGTCAGCGTCGAGCGGCTGCAGGAATTGCGCTTTGCCGCCGGCCAGTCCGGCGCCTCGATGCAGGTGCTGGACGAGGGGCTCACCACCCTCAACAAGAACCTGGGCGAATTCGTCAACACCCATGGCGGCAAGGCCGCCGCCGCCTTCAAGAATCTCGGTATAGACAAACTGATCACCAACGGCACCGTGCGTGATGCGGAAGGTGCCTTCGACGCCATTGTCGGCAAGCTGAAGGGCGTGCAGAGCGAGGCGCAGAAGGCGGCCTATATGGCCAACTTTTTCGGCAAGGAAGCCGGGCCGCAACTGCTGCAACTTGTCAACCAGGGCGCCGATGGGATTTCCCGGCTTGAACAGCAGGCCAAGTCGCTTGGCATCGTGCTTTCCGCGGAAACAGTAGAGGGCGCAAGGAAGGCGAACGACCGCCTGACGGCGCTTTTCGACGTCATCAAGGCCGAAGGTATTGCCGCTGTCGCCGGCTTGGCACCAGAGATTGCGAACCTCGCCAAGCAGATCACCGATGGCCTGCCCGGCCTGATCCAGTGGGTCGAGAAGTGGAGCGCCTGGTTCGGTCTGATTGACCTTACACCAGGGCAAAAGCTGAACCTGCAACTGGCCGAGGCGCGCAAAAGCCTTGCTGCGTTGCAGGAGCAGAAAAAGACCTTTGGCAATAACCCAATCCTGTCGCTGTTCAGCATGGTTGGTGCCGGCGGCACCGACGCAAGCGAACTGGACACCTACATTGCCAACGAGCAGAAGAAAATTGCCGATCTGGAAGGTCAGATCGCCAGGCTGCCGCGCGAGATCGAGACCATCACGGTTTACGGCAGCAAGCCCGCCCTGCACATCAATGATCCCGGCGCCGCCACCCGCGGCATTGAGGAAGTGCGCTCCACGCCCGCCGTCCAGATCAAGGAAGACGAATTCCAGAAACAGTCGGCCGCGGCGCAAAAGAACATCGCCGCTCTGAAAGCCGAAGGCGAAGCTTTCGGCATGACCGCCGGCCAGGCGGAAGCCTATCGCTGGAAGCAGGAAGCGCTGCTGGCCATCCACGTCGCCGGCAAGGATGCCACCGAAGATCAGGTCAAGGTGCTGAATGTGCTAGCCGCGGCCATGGCCAACGCGGCCGATGCGAATGAGCATCTGAAGGACACTGAGGAAGCCTATCGTCAGCAACTGCTGGAAACCCGCCAGCGGCAGGAAGAATTCAAGAATGATCTGGTGGACGTCTTGGCCCAGGGTGTGCACGGCTTCGGCTCGCTGAAAAATGCCGCCGGACAGTTTCTTGGCTATCTGGGCGAAATGATCGTCAAGACCATGATCTTGAAGCCTTTGGTGGAAAGCCTGTTTGGCGACGGTATTTCCCTGGTCAGTTCAACCCCGTCGGTCTTTTCTGGCGGCGGCAGTTTTTTCGGCCGTATTTTCGGCGATATCGGCAAGGCCATCGGTATTCCCGGCTTCGCGGGCGGCACCGACTATGCGCCCGGCGGCCTGGCCTGGGTGGGCGAGCATGGGCCCGAACTTCTGAATCTTCCGCGCGGCAGTCAGGTCATTCCCATGAGCGCCATGCGCGGCGGCGGTGCGCTGACCCTGAAATCGGAATTCACCATCCATGTCACCGGCAACGGTGACAAGGAATTGCTGCAGCGAATGCGCGCCGGGGTCAGCGATGCGCTTTCGGCCTATGACAAGTCGCTGCCGTCCAAGGTCGCCTACCTGACCGCCAATCCACTGGTGCGCTGATGGCCCTGGCTGCGA